AATTACGAAGAGCTCGCCTCGAAAACCGAAATGAACGAGGACGAGGTGAAACGCTACCGCGACGATCTGCCGTCGCAGATCGGTGAAGCCAGGGCCGAACTGAAAAGTCACCAGGAGGCCGAGCGGACCCTGTTCGGCAACGTTGCAGAGACCCCGCAACCACCCCGCACGGTCGAGCACGAGCCGATCATGGCGCCGTCGATCGTCAAGGCCAGGGAAACCAGCGATCCGGCGCGGCCGACGATCCCGCAAAAGAAGCTCGAGGCCTCCGATCACCAGTTCCGGGCACTCGCGGCCTGGACCAAGGCGCAGGCCTTGCACGATCCGGACCTCGGTCGCACGCTCCGCGACATGTACAAGGGTGGCGGCAAACACACCGAAGTCACCGACATGGTGTTGCGCGCCGCGGTCAACCCCGCCAACACCACGGTGTCGACCTGGGCGGCGGAACTGATCCAGACCGATGTCACGCCGTTCCTCGACCGGCTGATCGCCAAAAGCATCTATCTGCCGCTCGCCAACATGGGCGTGCGCTATACCTTCGGAAACAACGGCGTGCTCAAGATCCCGGTAAGGACGACCAGCAAGACGCTGGCGGGCGCCTGGACCGGGGAAGGCTCGGCCAAACCGGTCAAGCGGGCGTCCTTCACCACGGTGTCGCTGTCGCCGACCAAGCTGTCGGTGATCTCGACCTTCACCGAGGAGATGGCCAATTATGGGGCGCAGTCGATCGAGCAGATCATCCGCCAGGCCATGAGTGACGACACCTCGATGGCGCTCGATGCCTATCTGATCGACAACGTCGCGGCGTCCGCCGGCGTTCGTCCGGCCGGCCTGCTCAACGGGCTATCGACACTGACGCCGTCGGTTTTGACGCCGTCAACGTCGGCGATGGTGGCGGATCTGAAAAACCTGATCGGCACCATCATCAACGCCGGCGGCGGCCGCGATATTGCCATCATCCTCAACCCGTCGCAGGCACTCAGTCTTGGCTTTGCGCAGACCACGACCGGCGATTTCCTGTTCGCCAGCCAGGCCGAGGCATCCGCCAAGTTCCAGGCCCGGTTCATCGTCTCGCAATCCTGCCCCGCCGGCACGGTGATTGCGGTCGATGCAGCCGACTTTGCCACCGCCACCGGCGATAGCCCGCGGTTTGCGGTGTCTACCGATGCCACGCTGCATGAGGAGGACACCACGCCGCTGGCGCTCGGCACCGGCACGCAAGGGTCCGGCGTCCTCGCAGTCCCGATGCGGTCGCTGTTCCAGACCGACGCGGTTGCGGTCCGGATGTCGATGTACGTCACCTGGGCGATGCGCCGCACCAGCATGGTGCAGTTCATTTCCGGCATTACGGCCTGGTAGGAGCTGACAATGGCAGACGAAACCAAACAGGTGATGGTGTTGTGCGGGCCTTACCGCGACAACCGCCTGACGATGACGGCGGCCGATGCCGACTCCGCCATCAACAACCATTGGGCGGTCGACCCGGCCGTGCTGTACGACCCTGAGCACGAACATCCGCCGCTCGACGACGCCGAGCGCCAGACCGCGCTCGATTCGGCGCATGCCTGGGCGCAGGCGCAACAGGATGCGCTCAACGAAGAACCGCCGCCGCCACCGGAAGGCGGGATTACAAAACGGCGGGCCATGAAGCCCGACGAGGGTGCCGACTACAAGACACGCGACGTGCCCAAGTCCTGATTGATGGCCTCGATCATGCAATCGCTGGCGCGGATGATTACTCCGCGCCAGAAAGCCAACCCGTCCGGCGAGGGTAACTACCATCCGGGGCCTTACACGGTCTCGGGTGGCGTGCTGCCGAATGACTGGGGGCAATATCTCAACTATTGGCAGATGGACTATGATCCACTGGCGCCGCCGTCGTGCTCGACGGTCGAGGCCTGCGTCTGGGCCTATATCCGCGCCATCGCGCAATTGCCGGGCTACCACAAGCGCGAGGGAAGCAATGGCGGCACCGAGACGGTGACCACATCGGCGCTGTCGCGGCTGTTGCGGGCGCCGAGCTCCTACCAGACACCGTCCGATTTTCTGGTGCACCTGATCCGCTCACTGCTCTACACCGGCAATTCCTACTGGATCGCGCAGCGCAACGATCGCCAGGAAGTCGAGGCGCTGCACTGGACCGATCCGCGTTCCTGCCGGGTGCGCGAGATCAGGATCGAGGGTCAGGTATTTTCCGAAATCTTTTACGAGATCGGCATCAACCCGCTGGTTAACATGATCAGCCTTGCCGAAAATTCGCTGGTGATACCGGCGCGCGACGTGCTGCATGTCAAGCTCGACACCAGGCGCAATCCGCTGATCGGCGAGACCTGGCTGTCGGCGCTGGCGCCGGAAGTCGCCGCCTACTCTTCGATGTACAATTCCACCACGACGTTCGCCAACAACATGAGCCGGCCATCCGGCGTGCTGACCACCGACCTGCAGATCAAACAGCCGGACGTTGAGGCGCTGCGCGCGCGCTGGAACGAGCAGGCCAAGGGGATGAACGCCGGCGGCGTGCCGATCCTGACCCACGGGCTCAAGTTCCAGCCGATCTCGATCTCGGCCGAGGATGCGCAGATCGTCGAACAGCAGAAACTGACCGACCAGAAGATCGCCGCGGTGTTCGGCGTACCGGGGATCCTGCTCGGCATCCACGACACCGCCACGCAGAAAACCACCGAGGCGATGATGGCGGAATGGCTCGCCTCGGGGCTGGGCTTCGTCATCAACCATATCGAGCAGGCGATCGACGCTTTCATCGGCCTGTCGGCGTTGCCGGCGGGCAGGGAATGGACCGAATTCGACACCAGCGCGCTGCTGCGCTCGATGTTCAAGGATCAGATCGACGGCTTGGCTCGATCGGTGCAAGCCGGCATCCACGCGCCGAACGATGCGCGTCGGATCATGGGCCTGGCTGCGGCGAAGAAGGGTGACGAACCTCGCGTGCAACAGCAGATGGTGCCGCTCTCGTTCGAGGCGCCGCAATCGCAGCCGCCGAAACCTGCACCGCCGACACCCCCGACCGACCAGGCGAAGCCACCGGCAGCCAATCCGGCCGAGCAGAAGGCATATGCGCTGGGTTTAATGAGGCAGGCGAGGGATCGTCATGCAGCTTGACTATCAGGCGATCATTGACGCTGCCGGTGAGTTGGTGGCTGAGGAACGCAGCGCGCGCGTTGCATTGCAGGCCAGGTTCGACGAGCTGGCCGAACTATTGCGCCAGCCTGGCCCAACGGGGGAGCGCGGCGAGACTGGTTCGGCCGGATCTCCCGGCAAACCTGGGCCGATCGGTCCTCCCGGCGAGCCTGGGAAATCGGGAGAACCTGGCCGCGACGGACGCGACGGATTGCATGGTTTGCCTGGACCGGTTGGTGATCGTGGCGTGCCTGGAGAACGGGGCGCTACGGGGCCGGAGGGCGAGCGTGGCGCGATTGGTGAGAAGGGCGATGCCGGAGAGTCCGGCTATCCAGGACGCGCCTGTGGGCTCTACAGCCCATCCGAGGCCTATCGGTCAATGGATGTGGTCGCCTTCAACGGCTCGGAGTGGCGCGCGGTCAGGGATGACCCTGGGCCGTTGCCGGGCGATGGCTGGATGCTCGGCGCCAAGGGCGTCAAGGGCAAGCCGGGCGACCGCGGTGAAAAAGGCGAGCGGGGCGAGCGTGGAATGTCGGGGCCGCAAGGTCTGCCGGGGGTGTCGGTCGTCAAGGCCGTGATGGTCGATTACGATGTGGTGTTTCATCTTTCGGACGGCACCAGGCTGACGTGCGATCTGCTGCCGGCCATCGAGCGCTACTACCAGGAGGCGGTGGCATGAGCGGCGCCTGGGGTCATTCTTTCCTGGTCCTGCAGCCGATGACCAACATCGAGACCGACCTGATCACGCTCGACGACCTCAAGCTCGAACTCGGCATCGCGGGGACTGCCGAGAACGCGGCGCTGCAGGCGCGCATCACCCGGCTGTCGAAACAGATCGCGGAATATTGCGACCGGATCCTGGCGCTGGTCGAGGTCGAGGAAACCTTTGCCTTCAATGCCAGCAACCGGCTGTGCCCGCAGGCGCGATCGTTCGGCACCTCGCCGCAGCCGATCCCGCTGGTGCTGATGCAATATCCGGTGACCGAGATTGTGTCGCTTTCGATCGACGGTACCGACATCGATCCGGCCGATTACGATCTCAACGCGGCATCTGGCCTGTTGTGGCCGCATTCCGGTCTGTGGTCCGGCCGGATCGTGGCGCAGTATTCCGGCGGCTATGATCTGCCGGACGCAGCACCCGCGACGCTGCAAAGCGCGGTGATCGAGTCGGTGCGGCAGCGGCGGGCCTATTCGTCGCGCGATCCATCTGTGCGTGAACTGGCTCACGGCGACACCCGCGTTGCGTATTTTTCCGAACCGCTGAACTCGACCTATGGCATGTCGCAATCGGTGGCGGAGTCGATCGACCTGTTCCGCCGGCAATACGTATGACGATCGACTACAGCATAGCGCTCTACGATCCCGTCTATGCCGCGATCGGTGTGCCGGCCACGTTCATCCAGGGCGAGATCGAGGCGTCGCTGACCGTGATCGACGACACCAGGCCAAAGCAGTTGCCGGCGGGTGCATCGGCGGATGTGCGCGGCATGGGGCCGGGCGCGTTTGCGCGCATCCCGGAACTGGTGGCGGCCGGGATCACGCGCGACGACTGGCAGGACGCGGCGCTGACATTCAATGGCGGCGACTGGATCGTGCGTTCCTATGAACTGCGCGGCAGTCCGAACGGCGAGGATCAGGGCGAGGTGCGGTTCCTGCTGAAAGCCACCGATGACTGACATTCGCGAAAACATCCTGGCGCGGCTGGTCGAGGTTGTGGCTTCCGTGCCGAACATGCGCTCGGTCCATCGCAACAATACCGACATCACCGACGACCAGATGCCGGCGGCGCTGGTGCTCGACGGCGATGAGGATGTGGTTGCCGGCAATGATGGATCGCGGCCATCGGGCCGGCCACTGCTGGTGGAGATGTCGCCGGAGATCCAGATCGTCGAGCAATCCAGCGAGATCGGAAGTGACCTCACCACGTTCCGGGTCGATCTAATGAAGCTGGTGCTGTCCGATGCTGTGCTCAACGCGCAGACCGGGACTAACGGCAAGATCAGCTATATCGGCTGCGAGACATCGGTTGGCTGGGCCGAAAAGCAGTACGGCGCGCTGCAGATGAAGTTCACGTTCAAGTATCCGCTGAAACCAGCCGACCTCTGACAGGAGAAACACCACCATGCCAACGTCAGCCAACGTCGCCAACTATCACATCGGCAAAGGAATAGTCTCATTCAAGGAAACCGGGACGTC